TACGGCCTTAATGTAAGCGTCCGTATCATTCTCGTTTTCCGGCGCCCATCTTCCTATCATCTTGCGGATCGTGTCCAGCTTATAGTTCCGGTAATAGTTAGACAGGATCTTGAAGATCGCCCTGTAACCGTATGCCATCGATTTAAATTGCTTGAACTCTTTGTCTGAGCTTGTCTTCTCGCCTTGGAAGACATCGCTGTTCCTCCTGATGTTCCCGGGGTTGTTGTTTCTCAACCCTCTGGGCAGACTATTATTTCTCATTTTCCACTCCCCTTATTTATATAATCAACAACCGCTTTCGCTATCTCCTCCGGATCAGTCCGGTGCTTGGCGATCTCTCCAGCCAGCATCAGCACTTGCTGGTAATCGCTTCTTACCTTGTCCTCGGCTTTCTCGAAGATGCTTTTTACCTCGATAATCCCAAGACCAATAGCCCCGATCATCGTTACAACCGGGAATATAGGTATATGGTACCCGTAGAAAATGTCCAGATACCATATGCCGGCCATCTGCATGCAATCCACAACGGTCAAAGCGATAAGCAGGTTGTAATACCTCGCCAGCTTGTCTACCGTACGCTTGAAGCCGTAGCTGGATCTTA